CATGGTTTTATCCGTCTGGTTTATTGGCCACACCATGTTGACTGATCTCCTGTTTTCTTGTCTGTGATATTTGTCACGCTACTTTGCTAGTCATTTAAGCCGATATATTGAGGATTAGCTGGATTCAACCCAGCCGATCCATCAGTAATCCCTCCGGCGGCAAATTTTGCCTTGAACCAATCTTTAAGACTTGGCACAGTAATGGGGATATTATTCGCTATGTTTGCGTCTTGTTGAGTGCTGAATGTCCCGCCACCAACCCAATAGTCGTGCTCGCTTTCAAGTTGCACCAATACCATGTGAGCATTAACCCCAAAAATATTTATGTTGTTGCTTGTTCCACCAGTCAGCGTGCCTGAATTGACCCTTGCCCATATATCCTCATAACGCTTTGTGTACTGAGCTGTGCTTGATATGACTGGAGCGCCGTGAATATAACTATCCATGAAATCTTTTTGCATCTGCAGCATGGTTGGGGCAATTGGAGAATATTGCGCCATTAGTGGCAAGCAACCGACTTTAGGTGTTAACTGGTTTAAATCAGGCTCCCACCAGCCGAGATCTGACGTTGTAGTTGCGAATTTATTAGCCTCCAACTGAGCGAACCAGTCTGCCACATAGTTATAACCGTTGAGTGGCACATTAACGTCTTGAGCAACCGCTTTGTTCGGGAATTTAACGCGCCCTGCTTGCATAATAGCTGTCTTACCCTGTAGTCCAGCCCACCGAACATTATTTGTTGCAGATGTTATTGCAGTAGTGGCTGCGTAGCCCTCTGATACAACGCCGCCCGCTCTATTACCGAGATACATCGGTCCAGTTACAATAGACTCAGTACTACTGATAAATATAACCCCAGGATGAGAATTAAATTTATCAGCAACAGCCTGGATAAATCTGTTCATCCTAGTCTGTACGTACGGCAAATAGCACTTCAGATCAAAGCCAAAATTGCTGTTCTGGCTTTTTTGGTACCCGTATGCATAATCCCATAGGTTTTGACGCATTGGATCAACAGCGCCGGCTGGCCATACACCACCAGCTTTTGGTCCATAAAACATATTGGTTGCTGAATCGTGCGCCCATTGCCCATTAGCACCAACAGCGTTAGATGGAGTGCCTGACGTGGCTATGGGCGTTATTCCTTGCGAATTCAGAATCTCTAGCGTAGTCAGAACGCCCTGATGAGTGCGCATATCCTCCGGTAACAAATAGCGCATTTGGTTATCAACAGATAGACTCGTGACATCAGGATTCCTAAATTCTCGAAAAATGAACGGCATGAGAATGACGTATTTGCGATGTGGAGTGCTGTTATAGAGTTCATCTATTACCGTTTCTAACTTATCCAGGTTAGAAAAATCCCCACCAGACGCACCGGTCTCATACAATCCCCAGGGAACCGATAATTGGAATCCCCTAAAGTTTACGTCTTCACGGACCCATCCAAGCCTTGTCCCCCAACTAGCTTGAGTCCTTCCTTGCAGGGCTCCTGAGCCATACAGAGCAGTGACAACTTCGTAATGGGGTTGAAGATTGTGCGGCTTTAGATAAATCCCACGAACAAGCTGAGATGCTGGCAATGACGGAGCCGCCGCAGAGCCAGCAACGTCACAGCGTGAAAGATATGAGAAACTCATAATGTGTTATATAAACCGTAGTTTTCGATTGTTACAGAGTCGTTTGCAGCCGCTACAGTCACTGACACAACAATATCTGTTTCGACGTTGGTTTCTATCGATCCACTAACAGACGCGCCTGATGTAACCTGCCCCCAACCATCAGGGTCACCGGCACTATGGAACGATCTCTGAGAATTAGTTGCTCCACTATTTCTAAAACCAAAAGCTCCGCGATTAATCGGCGCGTTCGTCGTCTCTGCAAGTGTGAATAGTGTGGTTCCTCCTGATATCGCCCCGTTGTTGGTTACGTGTTTTACAGTCACTGTCCTGCTGGATGTGGCAACCGCAGTGTGATCGAAAGTCATTTCGAGACGAGCTTTCCCTGTGACCGTAAGTGCTGGCAAGTTAAGCCTGAGCGCTTCAATTGCCGTCCCGGCAAGGATGAATGTTGGCTGTCCAAGACCAGCATCATACGGATGATCAATCGTTAATTGATTACCTGCATCAGTGATTGATACAAGCTTATATAGACCAGGATCCCAGCCAGTTCCTCCAGACACATAAATCATGCTTGCTGTAGGTGCTGTAGGTATTGATACCGCTGTTGTTAGCCCGTGCGGACCGGTGGCTGTGATGCTGGTATTTCCGCTAGAATTTGCTATTGTGTAAGTGCCGACAAAAGTCGCCGCCGGAGCAGTTATCTTTGTCATTGGCGTGCCTTCTGCGATCAGCGCTTCGCCATTCAGATACTGCCATTTCGCGCCATTGCAATAGATCGATGCTGGCAATCCGTCTGTATTGGTTGCCGGATTAACAACTATCGCGGATTTACCAGAGAAACTTGCAGGCGTTCCAGCATCACCACAGGTTGGATATGTCAATGGATTTGAAATTACCGTGCCAGCAGCATCAAGCAAATCAGTTCCATTCCAAAACAGCGAAGATCCGGCAGGGAAATGTCTTAGTTCACATGGCTCCAAAGACACCGTTGGGATAACACCGGCAACATGATCAACGCCAATATTGTAGTAATTTCCATTGACAGCATCGACAACCAAAACAGGGTTTGCTGTAACTGCCCATATACTTACTATTGTGAATGGGTTAACCATAGACACCCATGCAAATCTATCACCTGCCTTGATTAAATTTATCCTTGTCACTTGAGAGACAAGATCGGCATCTATGCTGTGCAGGCGTAATGTGGTTATTGTGTTAACGTCAGTGGTATCGAAGCGGGCGTGTCTTTGATCAGGATTTGCTGGGGACACTGCAATTTTGAACCAGTAATACAGATCATCACCAACGTCCAGATTTGTGCCAACAACCCTTAATTTTCGTCGCAAAGTGTGCGCGCCGAGATCCTGTGCACCTCTCAAGATAAGCTGGTTTGTGGCCAAAGCAATATTGGTAGGGTCTCCTGTTGATCCGATCCTGCCTTTAATCGTATTTCCTGGCATATCTGCCAATTTTGCGTCAGTTACAGCATTATCAGCTATCGTTGCACCTGTGGCGGCATTAAGCACAGCACCGGACATAGATAGACCGCTACCGAGCGTTATTGCGCTAAGACCACCAGTAGCGCCTCTACCTAGCAATTCGGATGCCGCAAGCGACAAGTCTACTGGGTCTCCAGAAGCAGAGGAGTTGTTTACTTTTACGCTGTTTGCAGGCATGTCAGCAAGCTTAGCGTTAGTGACCTCATTGTCAGCAACTACGCCGCCGCCTGGATCTCCAACAGGTATTTCCACGCTGTCTTTATCCAGAAACTTCCCGGCAACATAGCGAACGTAACCAGATGCCCTTATGCGCTTTTCGATGTTCTCTACCATTCCCATGTTTTTTTGCCTTTTTATATGTTGCGCCCAATAAAAAAGCCGCTCGCGGCGGCTTATGCTATTCGTTTTCTACAAAATTTATTTACCAAGTGATGGCTTCTATTTCCTCTATCGTTGCAGCAGAAATAATATCTTCAGTCTTTTCCATTAATTTTTTATCAATCATAAATCCCCTGTCGAAAATAGCCTGAGCCAACGCTTTAAGTCCGTCCTTGTCGATTGATATGGCTGATCCGGTAACATCACGCCAGTACATGTCAGCCGGCAGAATATCGACGGCAAGAATCTGCGATAACAATTGCCTAGCCTCAATGCCTGCGTCCCATACATGCCCTTCATGATCTATCTGTGCATAAATCTCTGATAATGCTAATGACCTAAAATTATCAAGTTTCTTTTCTCGCATTTCTGGCATGTAAGATGCATGAGCGATTGAATTGCTGGTCCAGATCCCATCTAAATAAGACCACCCGCCATTCACAAAATATTTTGGCAAGTCGTCTACCTCTTCAATTTTGACTTCTACCGGGTCTATATTTCTCGATCTCCAGCCAATACCTTTTACTCCGTCATGTCCCAACTCAAGATGTTCGTCTGCAAATAAAACAACGTTGTCCGAGAGTCTTTTTATGATCTTCATGCAGATATTTCTACTGTTTTAGCTGACAAGAAGGTTGATGAATTTCTGCACACTTGCATCACGTGCTTTGAGTCAAGAGCATCGCACGCCAAATATCCGTATGATGCTGATACACCGCCAGTTATTCTTTCGATTGTTGGTTTTAAAATAATAACGTTATCTTCGGTTACAGACACAACCATTGCGTCAACGCCAACACTTGATGTGGATGCCCACGTTAAATAGCAGTTATTGTCATCCAATGCGGCAGCTCTAATGTGAGCATCAGCTTTTAGATTTACCCTTGCTAATTTCTCTGTAATTACAACAGGACTGGTGCCTGAAATATCCAGCAGCGTAATCATAATATCTGAATATGTGCGATCAACACTCTGCGCAACTATTGCCTTTGATGACCCAAGAAGTGCTAATCCAAAAGTGATGCCAGGGTTAGTGCCAAAAGTTGATAACGTCAATAATGATCCTGTAGGGGCTGGTGTTGATCCAGAAATTGACTGCAACCTAAGATTCACATTTGTCGATGCTATGAATGCCACAAGCGCTTTCGTTGCGCTTATTCCAGCAACATCGTGGAAATTAGTGCTCACAGATCCGGTTGCGTCAGGAGCAACAGATGATGATGCCGTGATTGCACTGGCCGCAATATCAAGGACTCTTTCCTTTAATACCGTGGATGAATTGTTTTGGTAAACACACAGAAGCTTACTTGATGATAATACGGTCAATGCGGTTTGACGATTAGATCCAGCCGCAGATGCATCTATTGTTGCAACTGAACCAGGAGTTATTGTGTTACCTGAAATATCTAGGACATAACCCTTCAGAACTCCGGTAGTTAATTGATAAATGACAGTCGCCTGATTGCTGGCCTGAGCCGCAATACTGATAACCTCAGACGCTTCTGCGTTTATAGCCAATGGAGAACCTGAAGCTGATCCGAAGTTTAGAATAACCGCATTCAAGAATGTAGTTGAATTGTTTCTGTATGCACATATTGCCTTCGTAGCGGACAGCATGGCGACAGAAATGAATCTTGAATCAACCGCGTTCAGAACCTCAGATCCGTTTCCTGTGTATATTCCACTTACATTTTCACCGCTAAATTGCCAAACACCCGCCGCAGTCGTAATATCAGAGCAATGCAAAGCAATAACCTGACCAGGCTGCACGTAACAAACAAACTCGCCGCCATTCTTATGCACAGAGAATCGATATATCCCAGAATTCTTAAAAACAAATACAGGCGCACCAAGCTGAACAGTCGTGGAAGAAGGTAGGGTTACAATTTTATCCGCAGCGGTCATTGATATGACCTGAAGTCTTCCACTAAGAGCTGTCAGCGTTATGTCTACCGCGCCGCTCGTTGTATCAGATCCACCGTTATTCGTTTTTGTCTGCAGCGCCCAGTTTGTTGGGTCAAGACTAGGATCTGTAGAGCCTGCGCCGTTTGTTTTCCTACGATAAACCATAAAATCCAACGGACTGTACCTTACATCTCCTGCTTCATATGCCGTGTCTGCCGACCATACGCCATTGGCAAGCTCACCTGCTGCCGCCTGAGCGTTCATTGACAGAACCTCTACTTCTTCTGCAAGCTGGTTCAACGCCGACCCGTATGGGTTCAGGTTTGCGTTAAATTCCACTACTGACGACTCAAACTCATCAGATGATAAACTATAAGGATCCGGCAAAGGTTCTTGAAAAAGTGGGACTTGTGCAACCATAATTTAGATACCCTTCAATGTTAAATTAACTTCTGCGTAACTTGGATTTGTAATGTCAATCCGAAAATTTCTGTATACGCCGATCAAAATGAGTGATTCAGTGTATCCATACTCCATATCATCAATCCCAGACCAAACTGAGGCTTTTGCGTTCACTTGATCACGAAACTGACGCACCAGATTCACTCGATTGATATCAACTATGACTTTTTGCTCAGTAACTGGGACGCTCGGTACCGGGGTTAATGTTGCTTTGCCAAAATCGTCCCACACGATTTCTGAATAATTGTCTGAATCAGAAACCGGATTCCATTTGATGTTTCCAAGGTATGTAGATAACCCACAAGCTATCCTGCTGACAGATACAGTTCCTGATGGGTCATAAAGATTAATCGTGATAACAGGATCTGGAACAGGAGGTATGTTGAATGTGACAATCGTTTTTTTGTATAAAAATGGAGAGAAATAAAATTCAAAGAAACTGGTGACGTTCCTGACGAGCAAATCTGCATCGTATGTGTAGACAACATCGCCGCCGATTCCATTAGTGACAATAATTTCTACTGTCGATGCCTGCATACCTTCAAGACATATTGAATCTATCCGCTGACCGGGCCTAAGCACAACTGAAATAGGAGATTCAGCCGTACTAGCATCGCCTTGGTTCCATTCGAACATTCGGAATCTGTTCGTGTAACTCTTGAGTATCCAGTACGCTGGAGAAGTTGCTGGTGGATTGTTAAGATTAGATCCAACCAAAGATTCATAGAGCAAATGACTATTTGCCGTGACTACACTCGCCAAATTACCAGCCGCATAAGTGGTTGCAGCACTCCATGCAGGCTCTGACGCATAAGGCTCTGAAATTGTACTGCTCACCAACATAGAGTCAGTGATATCAACCGGTATAAATGCTCTCATACGATGTTTTTTACTCTTAGAAACGTCCCGCCTTGAGTGACGGAATCAAGAATTTTTCTGACTTTATCGTTTGAAGTTTTTACTTCTTTGATCTCGGCCTGCAGATCTGATATGGCTTTAACAACACCGTCATTGTTGACTATGTTTTTAAGGTCGTTATTGCTGGTAATGTGGCCTGGTCCGGTGCTCTCCAATTCTGGTCCGCGCTCGCCGACGATACGCAATCCTCCGCGATGCATGCCTCCTGAAGCAAATCCTGGTATACCAGTTAAGCGTTTAAGTCCTTTCGAGTCTATCCAGTCGTTAATCTCTTTCAGAGAATATTTGCTTTGTGAATCCAGTTCTTCAGCAGTCACGCCGAATTTAACAGATTCCGCGTATACCTCCTCTGGCGTTCTTCCTGGCGCATTGATAAACTGATTGATTAACTTGCCGCGCTCTTCTCCAGTGCCGCCGACCGGCGCACCGCCTGTGGATGGATCAACTACCGCAGATCCACCGCCTTGCAGTAGCCTTAAATTAAGTTGTCCGAGAGCGTCAACCAGCGATAGAACTGAAGTATTCAAGCCGTTCATTGAATCAATTTGCAACTTTCCTTGCTCAAGCAGAGAATCAAGTCTTTCAATCTCGTCTCTAAATCCCTGCTCAAGCCGGTCACGCTGTGACTCTAATGCCGATAAGCTGCGCTCTTCAATCGTCAATTGCTTGTCGGTCAAACCACCAAGCTCACCGATTAAATTGGCTGTTTTGGCTTGCTCACGTGCAAATTCAAAGCTGCTTTTAAAACCTGATGTGGATTTATCACCGAGCACGCCAAGTGCTTGCTGTAAGTCTTTGGCATCCGGCAGCGCCTTGCCTGATCTGGCCGCATCAATTGCTTGCTGGATCTGGCTTTTTGCTTGCTCACGACTCATCGGGCGCAATGTGTCAACGGTAGACTTCAGCGCATCGGATAATGTCCTGAGTTTTTCGATGGATTCGGAAACGTTCTGTATGCGCTCGTTAACCGTTTTGAGCGCTTCGTTGTAGTGATCTGTGATTTTCTGGCGCTCAACGTCCACTGATTTTTGCAGAGCCGAGAAAGCATCATTTAACGCCACGCTTGCTTGCTGCTTAGCTGCTTCGGTAGCTGATTCTGCTGCCTGGGTAACTGATATAAATGCAGGAGCAAGATTAAGCAGCGCTTGCAGAGTCTCCCCAGTGATTCCGTTTACCTGCCCATACGATTGCACCAATTCTCGGAATTGATCTCTCGTGATGTTCGATGACAGCCCCAACTTACTAAGTTCTTCTGTGACTTGCTCTTGTGCAGGAGCCAAACGTTCTGACTCAGTCAAGAAATTCTGCGCAAAGAAGGATATTTTTTGGCTAAGCGCATCTACTCCGCCAGCGGCATCGACAAATTCCGTGCGATCCTGGAATGAAACCGACTGCACAAGTTTCTTGGATTCTGCAATCGTTCTATCAAGGATAACCACAGCACCATCAACCAGAGCATTAAACTCTATTCCCAACCGGTTAACCGTCTGAATAGCGCTCTCTCCACGCTTAGACAGGCTATCGACTTCTGGAATCAATCCACGCGCCAATTCATCTGTGATGGCTGATATTTCGTTGGCTATCTGTTCTTCGGTTAGCAGCTTGCCTTTCTCGGACACCAGTTCTATTGATCGACTGAAAGAGTCGATGCTATCTACGCTCAAGCCAAGATCACGCCCGACTGTTCGCAAGCTTGTTGATACTTGTGTTGTCGTATCATTGATTAGTCCAATTATCTCTCTTGATGACTTCGCAAGCTGATCTGCGAAACCTTGTAACTTGTCGTTATCGGTAGACACAGCGCCTGTCACAGCATCCACGCGCGCAAAGTCATTTTTATCGCTGCGGAAAAGCCCACCTTTAGCGACAAAGTCAGTTTGCAGAGATCCGCTCGTGAATCCTTCTGCGCCGACAGATCCTGATAGCGTTGTGCCTTTCTGCTTTAGCGGACCGCGACCAAAAAGCCCATTAATCAGAGGACCAATGACCGGCACGAAATTGAGCACCTTGCCAGCCGTTCCACCAAGCATTTTGTCACCAGCCAACATGCGCACAATCTGATCTACGGCTGCTACTGCAATGGCCGGACCTGCAAATGACGCAACCGATGCACCCATACTTGCAGCCATACCTGCTCCAGCCGTTGCACTCTCAGCAGCGATAAACGATGCGGCAGCACCGCCGCCTGACATTCCAGCACCGAACGAGCCGAGAAGTCCGCTACCGCCGATAGCCGACATGCCGCCGCCAATCAGGCTATTTAATCCAAAGCCAGACTTAACCAATCCCGCAGCATTTGCACCAAGTGAGGCAATATCAAAGCCACCGATACCAGTCCCGCCGGTTCCACCGGATGCCATCGCTGCGCCTGGAATGGCAAACATGCTCGACAATCCGATACCTTGAGCAAGTTTAAGTGCGGCAAATTCAGACGCGATACGACCAACCGTTGAGACAACACTTCTCACCATCCCTTTCAGGCCGTCATCGAAGAAGTTGAATATTCCGTTTGCAAGTGCTGATTGGATATTTCGACCGGCTTGCATCCATAACTGACCTATTTCGTCGGTCGTTTGTTTGGTAACTACTGCTGATTCTTTAGTGGTTCCATTCAACTTTTGCAATGCGCGTTCATAAATTCCGATTGGCAGATTGGGCTTTAAAGTGTTGAGGCGTTCTAATTCCTGATTGTATTTCTCTTGCTCAGTAGCGACACTTTCAATTACTCTTTTAACGTCTTGATCTAAATCAATTATTCTCTTTGTGGATTCTTGCTGTCTCAGCTCCGCAAGCGTCAATCCTTCCACGGCTTTAGTGGCGCGTTCTTTTGCCGAGGCATTACTGAGCACCTCGGCAGTATTTGATCTAGTTACATCACTGCCGCGCTTAATGGCAGGCACTAACAAATCACGAGCAACAATCTGCTTTTCAACGATATCGCGCATTTTTGACATTGATCCAATTGCTGAATCAAAGTCTTTGTTAAAGTCACCCTGGATCTTGAATGCAGAACTAAAGTCAAACTTTGCTATTGCTACAGCTTGCGCAGCCATAGCACCGATAGCTTTACCAGTGATGTCAAACACAATCCCGACAGAACGTACTGAATCAGCAGCGAAAGCAGCTACCCTAGCAATTGTGTCACCCCATCGCACGATGCCGCCTGTCTCGGTCATGCTATCCATCGCTGAATCAGCTTCCTTCAGAGCGCCGGTATAAGCAGATACAGCGAATCTTGACGTTGCATCGAATAGACCGCCAATCTTAACCTTCAAATCCTCAACAAGCCGCTCAGTAGACCGCATCTGCTTACCAGCGTTATCCATTGATGCGGCATAAACACCATTCAATTTTGTGGATTCTGCAAGCACAACATTTAATCTGGCTTGCATTTTTTGCTGCTCTGTTAACGCCGCAGTTGATACGCCTATTTCTTGCGCCATCTTCTTATATGACTGCTCAAAATCAACGTTAATACCGATCCCGCGCAAAACTTCCACTTGAGCAGAGGTTATGCCGTGAACCATGCGGTCAAGCGCTTCTGATGAATTTATCTGCCCAACCACAGCCGCATCCTGAGCAAGTCTTGCAAGTTCAGTGGCCTTTGACAGATCAATCTGCGATTGAACAAGCCTAGCAACGATCTGCCGTGACTCGATCATTGATATCCCGGATTTTCGTACTGATTCAGCAACCTTATCGACTTCAAGAGCAGATAATCCAGCATTCCTACTGACAACACCAAGAACAATTCCCAATTCCTGATAACGTTGATTCAGTGTTGATGTCTCGGCAATAAATTTACTTATTCCGACAGATGCAATAGCACTTGCAACAATTCCGAAAGCGCCTGCAAGACGTGACGATGCACTCGTTAATGATAGTGTTGATTTCTCAGCCCTGCCTCCGGACGCAGCAAGACCATCGAGATCACTTGCGCCTTTTCTGACCTGGCTGGAATCTACCGCTATCCCGAGCGTGCTGATATCAATCGTCATTGAGCGATCTCATCCAAAGATTGTCTAAGTGTTTTATTGCCATAACTTCCCAATACTCAAGCCGAGTGCGCGTAACAATGCACCAATCTTTTATTGCCGTTGATGTGATCTTGTTGGGTCCCATGCCGTTGCTTGTGCGCTCATTGTGCAAATCAACGAAATAACACCAAACGTGCTCTGTTCTTTCAGGTAATTCAATTTCTCTTTCTAACTGTTCAGGCTTGATTCCAGATGCTTGATACGCCATCTCCAAATGCTGTCTTAGTGTTGCTCCGTCCGGCTGTTTTTTATCCAGAACGAACTGGCATTCAGCGTATTCAAGAAGCTCCGCAATCAGCTCTTCATAAAATTTTCGAGATCACCTATCGCTTCGTCGACTTGCAGCCTGATCCATCGCATGTCGGTCAATACTTTTCGTGCGTTTGGTATATTGAAAGGCAAATCTTCGCCTTTAAATTTAATGGTCTGATGCTCTCCTGATCTCCATCCGACAGAGCAAGCGGTCAACAGATCAATTGTTTTCTGTTCGGCATCTTCCAGCGTATCAACCTCTAGCGGCCTTCCGCGCTTCTTAGCTATGGCTTCTTTGCGCATACGGGCATTAAGTGAGTCTTTCATGTACTCGCGGAAAACGTCAGAATCAGCACCAAGCACAGTCCAAAATATCCCAAGCGGCTCATTGGTTGCCGGATGTCTTAATTCAAACTCTGCGCCCTTGTTGCACGCCGTTACTGTGTCAATACTGGATAAATCAACAAACTCGTTCTTTTTCATTTAATACCCTTTTATCGCTGGTTAAAAATAAGGAGGCCGATAGCATCACCCTGTTCCCAGCGATGGGTACAGTGGGCGACACTGCCGGCCAAAACTTGCTCTTTAAAATAAAAAACCCGCCGAAGCGGGTTATCTGTTTTATTACTCTCTATAATGTGGAATATGGGTGAAGTTGCCTTTTTGCTGCTATATAAGCCACCGATGCCTCTTCTGCGGTGTCGTATTGTCCAAGATGCATCCTTTTACCATAAGCGGCTATACTTGCGACGAATTTCTGCTTTTCTTTGTGCCAGTGCACCCCAAGAAATCCAGTAGTATTATTGACCCTTGGTGAGGCAACGTTTTGGGTATTCTCATAACCGCAAGCAATCCTTAGATTGACTATCCTATTGTCATTTTTTACACGATTAATGTGATCAATTTCCGAATTTGGCAAGTATCCGTATACATATAGCCAAGCTAATCTGTGTGCTTTGAATTGCTTTCTGTCCAGCCCTATTATTACGTAACCTTTTCTATCAGAATATCCAGCTACATCACCTTTCTTCGTATAAGCTTTATTGCAAGCTCTAGTAAAAACTCCCGTTTCTGGATTGTAATGCAGTAATTCTTTTAGGCGTTCTTGAGTTAAAATGTGGTTAGCCATTATGACCTCCGTTTAGGTTATCTTGGTTAGATTCAGCATAGCTCTCCAAAGCCGTGCTGAATTGATATTATATCATTAAATCCTATACATAGGCGCTGTCTTGTTGCCAATATGATGTAGCAATTGTCGACGCTCCGGTTCCACCTGACGTGTTTTCTAATGAGTTGAATGGCATTGTCATTGTCAATCCTTTTTCGCCATCGTCTTTGCTGGCACCGCCAACTTTTACGCGATGGAAAACGTGACTTTGGAAGTCTGCATTCGCAGTGTTTCCTGCCGTGAATACGGCGATGATTGACACCTCGGTTTCGTTCAGGAAGTAGTCACGCATGGTTGCGTCAGAGAATAGAACCGACATATTGCCGGTAACATCTATCGCACCAGGGAAAATATCAGGATCGACATTAGATCCAACTATCCCACCAGGTGCAGACATATTCCCGTTGACTGAGAAGTCTAAGCTGGTAATCAATGCGACTTTAGTGCCCTGAACGTACAAAGCACCGTTCACAGCAGCCAAAACTGCACCAGAACTGGCTGCAGTTGGGGTCGTGAAGTAAGCTGATGTGCTGGTATCCATATTCAGACCCATCACATTAAAGTCAATCGTGGCCATTCCTGTGGCCGGTAACTTCACGTCCATTTGTGATATTACGCAGTCAGTAAATTGCTCTGATTGTGTGATGTCTGAGAAATTATGCTCAATGGTGTAATAATCGCGGGTATGTGCTGATTGAGGTATGGCGATGTGCTTGCCTACTTCAGCGATTGTTACTGTGTCTCCAGCGGCTTTAGCACCGAATGCAACGCCGTCCAACATGACGCCTGTCATAACCAACGCGGTAAGGCTGGTAATCAAGCAATTGTGCGCATTGTTCGGGACACCTGTGGTTGCGAATCCTGAAGCTCTAACCACCATGCCGATCTTAAATCCGTCAGTCAGGAAGGATCCAGCTGCGCGAGTGAATGTACCCTCAGCGCCAGATGTAACAGCCGCCGTGATGTTTGTCTGCGCGCCAGTTGTCGCTGCGGTAGAAGCAGCCGCACGCAATACCGATTCAATGAATTGCTGATACGTACCACAAGACAATTCGCCGTTGATAGCACCGCTTACAGAACGGATGCCGTGACGAAAATCAGACCGCTGCATCGATGGCCGAATCTCGTTACTTTGGTATGTCTGTTTTTGCAGATCAATTGTTGATGTTACCCGTCTATATTCCTGGGCAGATCCTGCTGTGGCTTTTGTTCCGAGAGCACTTTGTTTTTTTGCTACAAGTTTTTTAAAAACGCCTGTGGCTATTGCAGTCATCTTACTTACCTCTTGAATTACGAGGTAGCAAAATGAAAGGCGTTACAGTGTGCGGCCTATCGCGTGCTCGTTAGATTTAACGAATTAGTGTTGATTCTTTGGCTGTTCTTCCAGCCATGTCTCCCATGCCTTTATCATTCCCTTAAGAAGCCGGATGATTGTTTCGTGCAGTTTTCTTGTGCTTGGATTCATTTAAAACACGTCACAAAAATAAGGTATTGATACCGGGATAATGTAATGCAGATCGTCTTGAATTGCCGGAGCAATTGAAGGAGTCCTAATTATTCTTACTGTTACAGTGTCGTTGACCAGCGATAACCCACGATAAAACCAGTCTCTGATAATCTCTGCACGCTCAATTGCGTCTCCTGATCCATTGCCATTTGGAGCATAAATTGACACCTGTAATATGCCTGTTTCGCGCTGCAAAGTATCGCCGTATGTTGGGTTTGATGTCGCGGCAGGCAGAATAAATGCCCTCTGATATATCCCAGCAGGCGGGTCAAATGCGACATTTTCCCATGCCGTTTGTGTCGGCAATGGCGACGACATAGCGTTCAATCTTTTAACTAATGCTGCGGTAATTAATCTGTAGCTCATCGAATATCCCTAACCGCCTTAGCAACGTAGTCTTGAAACTCAGCTATTGTCACTCTGACCATTCCTGCCGGTGCTTGAGAACTCCATCCGTCATATTCTAACCGCCTTATGTACGGGAGATTATTGACTAAATAAACGATGCCACCCGCTTTTGTTTTGCTTACTAAACTAGACATATTGCTTATAGATTCGGATCCAGACCTATCAAAACCATCGACAGTGCTCGTGCTGTACATGCCATCACCAGCAGTCCAGTTCATCCTTGCTCTGCCTTTGTCTACTGGTGTAATTAATATAACATTGCCGAATATATCAATCGTGAGTTTCTGCACAACAACATCAATACGATCCTTGTACTTATTCGCAATGCGAGTCAGATCGAGCGCAAACTTGCCCATTATTTTCTGATTTGAATAGAATACATAGAGATTTGCTCGCCTGACCATTCTTCATTCACGCTAATTACCGACCAAACATCAGAATCAAGCGTAACAGTATCGCCCGGTTTTGGCTTTGCGATCCCAGCAGCAGCCACACTGAGCTTTTTATCACCCACAAGAATCAATCCGGTTCCGTATTCTCTTGGCTTGTAGTCTTCGATAATGGCTTTGACAGTCACCGCCACGCTCGAATTGTGCGATGTAAGCGTATCTGGATCGTAGACAACACCGCCTATGCTCGTGAATGTCACTTCTTTCCCGAACTGCCCGATCAAATTTGTGGCGAGACCACGAAATAATGTGTCTAGCTGCGTCACGCCCTAACCACCCGCAAGCCGCTACCGCCGTTTTTAAGATACGGCTTAAGCATCATGTCAATCGAAGTAAATTTCTTGTTCTGTGGCGATCCTGGTACGTATGTGACACTAAGACTTGCAATTGACACGCTTGCTGTCTGACGTTCGATGTCTGGATTCAACGATTCAGAATTAGCCTTTAACGCCAATTCAGCGCATGCGTTTTTCAGTTCCGATGGAATAATGCTATCATCAATGTATTCAATAATATACGCATCATCAACCTCTACACCTTGCCTTGGCCAGTCAAGAGCTTGCGTTGAAGGTTTTGTTCTGTAACCTTTCCACTTGTCTCGATAAAATTGCACAAGGTAATCTGTTGCCTTTCTAAGAGCGCTCTCTTTTTGTGCGTTCGTTAAAGCAGCCCATGTGGAATTCCCGCGATTTGAATGATACGTGTCAGCGTCTATAACACTCACATAACTCTCTCCATTGGGCAATCCAGTGCCATCTTCTATGATCAATGTCATGTTACGCTACCGTAATCCAGCCTTTTAACTCATGAGCTTTCACGCATGATTCATGCACTTCGATTTCTTGCTCATCTTTAACCATAAGAACAAGATTCTCTTCCGTGATTATTGAATTATCATCAGAAATGTTTTCTTGTCCCTGAATTTTGCTTTTCTTGGCCATATTTAACGTATTAAATGTTTAATGACCGACAGTTTTACCCGCCGGTCACATCAAAAATTAACCAATCAACAATGCAACATGCTCAGGTTTAACTGTTTTAACACCCCAGGCCAAACATACTTCAAACTTTACTTGACGGTACTGACGATAAACTCTGACCTCGAATGTCATCCCAGTTACTGGGTCGGTAATCATCATTGAATCGTCAGCAGCATCACCACCAGTAGGCACAGCAGGAGCGCGAGCAGCCAGAACAACCGCGGATCGCGCGAATGCTGCATTTGGCGTATAGTTATTGCCGATTGTCATTGCATTTGAAGTAGGTATTACTACGCGAGCACCAGGATTATTCAGTCTTATCGTACCAGGAGCTGCAACACCAGTACCAATAACATATTTATTGTTTGCGTCAGCGGCAAAAGTAACGATATCGCCAGCTAGTACAGTACCGGTACCAGTAATCAGAGCAATATCCTCCACATCAATAGCAGTTGATCCAGAAGTAACGTAAGATGCGCCAGTTCCTTTGGTATGCAATAAAATGCCGGATGATTTGCGCAATGCAAAACCTTGCACGCGATCTGTCATGCCATTTCTAAGCATATCGTTACTACCGGCTTCATTCACTTTGAACAAAACAGATTGTTTGCCGCGAAGATTAGCAATTGCAGCAGAACCGAGCACAAGCTGAAGGTCTGTACCAGGCGCGCCGTTATCTTCCAAAATACGCAACACCCCAGCAAAATCACTTAAATCTCCGGCGGTTCCAAACGGCGCTGTTCCTGCCGTACCGTGGCCACGAGACGCTCCAACCTTTACCTCTGCGGCGAGATCAACCTCTACAGCGTTGACTAGCTTACGCATTGCGTCAGTAAATTGATCGGCTAGAACTTGGTTGTAAGTACCATTCGACCCAACGGCCATTTGTTCTTCGCCATTCCAGCGAACCGGTGCAGCCTTTGATTTGGTAATCGTGATATCCGCATATCCAACGGTTGTATCACCAGTGCTCGCTGGGTTTACCCCAGGAGTAATATCTTCAAGCGCACCAGCTTCGCCTAATGGTACGCGCACCACCTGATTTACTGCTGCGCGTTCAGCATTTGAGTCGCGACGAACAGCCGGGATAAAACCTACCATTTCACGAGAGACGATATTTAAAGCCTCATAAAGTGTTGGGATAATTCCTGTTAATGTATTTGCCATTTTGTTTTACATGCCTTATTTATTGATTAATCAACGAATGTGGTGCCGCTGTTTACAGCCGATACTCTTTCTGTAGGAGATAATGCGTTGAATTGATTTCTAGTCATTGTTGGCTTACCATGAGTTTGCTGAGTGCCTCCACTAGCACCAGACCCAGTAGCCCCTGATGCTTTTAGGATGCTGTCTTTATGCGGGTACTGGTCAATGAGTGATTCTATTGCTTCGTCAAAGTCTGCCAATTCACCAGGGCGAGAGCGGCTAAATATCTTGTTGCCGGTAGAATCGTATGCGACAACTTTCCCATCCTCGATCTTGAATGCTTGTCCGAACTTTGCTTGCACTAAATCAGACGGTATTGCGAGTTTTTCAGCAATAAGCTTTGATCTGGCAAAACTGCCGCCAATCTTTTCAGCGTATAACTGTTGCTCAAGTGTTTGTGTTTTTGCTGTTGCGTCATTTAGCTTGGCTTCAAAGACTTTGCTGATTTCTGCCTTGACCTTCTCTACTTCACCGGCATCCACCAATTTCTTCATATCCATGTTTGAAACAGTATTGAGCGCTTTGATTGCTGCTTGTGGATCTTCAATACCTTCAAATGACTTCACAATCTTTTCCGCTGCCTCGGCTCTTTCTCTGTGAGACTTAGCCTCTGAATTCAGCCGTGAGATTGTTTGAACTGTTGCTGATGCATCGAAGGCGACTTCTTTGCCGTCTTCATGCACGTAAACAGGCTTATTATCTTGCACAACAACATTACCGTTCTCATCCAATTTCAACTTCATTCCATGCTCCTTGTAGGCCATCCGGCCAGTTTGCACCGCACCCGATCCCGAGAAAACGGCAATAAAAAAGCCGACGAACCCATCCGGGCGCATCGGCTTACGTGTTACTTATTTTGCTACTTAATCTGCTTTATTTCCTTGATCATCTGTATCCGTATCCCAACCTTCCAGCAGTTAGCGCAGATATCTTTCTCGATTATCGTGCCGCCCTGCTTTCTGCCATTCTTGATTATTACGCCATTCTTTATCGTTAAACTTGATCTGCTGCCGCATCTTGAGCATTGCAACATTCCATCAGGCTTTGGATGTGACTTTATCCTCAGATAAACTTTTTCTTTTTCTGATGGTTCTGTTGGTTTAACGATTGTGAACTTCGGCATCCAGTAATTATAAGCCCAATTTGTTGAATAACGCTGAGTTGCGCTCACGTAATTGTTGAATCGTGAGAGTCTTTCCCTTGTTATCGACAAATTTATCTACTGATTGACCTGCCCTGAATAATTTTGCTTTGGTTGACCCTAAAATATCGTTCTGACGTTCGGTTGATTGCCTTTTTAACCAATCATTGTATGTCAGATCTGCTGGTACCTGGCCATCCATACTGGCTCTTGTACCTGGGGATATTTCATCAAAATCTATCCCCAACTCGCGCCATGACTTTGTGACCGGCGATATCCTCGACCTGCAATTTATATGCGCTGGCGGCCTAGGACCACTATCAACCGGATAAATCACAGAATCTCTAGCCTGACACACAAAAGAAGTTCTGGAATCAAGGGTTGATATCCATTTGACACCTTTTAAAATACTGTCATTAGCTTCATAAAACCGCTGCGCAGTAAAATTAGACATGTGACTGATTGCAGTACGAACCATGCCTTCAACATGATATCTTGGCCCCTGCATCAGCCCATCAGCATAATTCTGTGTCTTGGTACCGCGTATTGTTCTGACTATCTGACTTGTGGTTTCGCTATTCAAATAACCTAATCGCACAGCATCGCGTATCTTAGCCGCCCTATCGCTGCTGAGTCCGGTCAAATATTCGTTTAATGGTACAGCCTTGTCTTTCGATACTTGAAACGGCCTTGCCATAGCTGCGGTATAAACCACTTCTGGATCAATTTTCGCTACCGATACGCTTACTGGAAAAACGTCCTTAAACAAATCGGCCTGATAATCAGCTTCAGATTTAACAAGGTCAAGCAAGTCAACTTCCAGCCCAGTTCTGACTGATGTATAAGCCTTTCCATTTAACGCACGAACTTCTTTAAGCAAAGCATCCAAACGCTGCACCGTGAAGTTT